CTGCCATAAACTCACTCCCTCGTTTAATGTTGTTGTGTATGCATAACACAAACACAAGCCACCGTCAAGCATCATCTTTAGCTGCCATGTTCTGAATCTCTAACCTCTTAACAACCTCTTTTTCCAAACAAGAATTGTTTTTTGTCAAAGTATTAAACAATTCCGCAATCTCGTGATACTGTGGATACCACTGCGTATTTGATTCCTTGATTTGCTGATAAGCCACCAAAAGAGAAAGCGCGGAAATCTTCCCATGAAAATCCTCCGCAATCTCGTTTATCAAAATGGAAAGGGTAGCCTCACCATTCGATGCGTGTTTAAAAGCCATCAGACGGCTAAGGACATCGGTCAACATCTTTTTGCTTGCCACCACCCATTGCAACCTCAAGACATCATCGTAGAGGCTTCCTAGAGCCTTCTGGACGCATTCAGCATCTTGAGGCTCCTCTCGCAACAGATCAAAACTTTCCATTTTGGTTTTTGAATCGTACTTCAAACCGTAAATACCCTTAGGACTCAAGGCCGAGATTACGTCTGACATTGATGATTTTACGTTCGTAGTCAGTGAGCTTGGCAGGGAATCTTTGATTCTTTTCGTGTCCAAAGAAGACACCTTCACCTGATTCACCGCCGTTGTTACCATTGTTCCAATTTTCTGCATTGTGTTTTCTCCCGTTGGTTTTGGTTTCTTTCGTTTCGTAAACTGTCTGCCATCCGCGCTCTATTGCTGCTTCCAGTAACTTCGCAGGATCGTTTCCATCGTTGTAGAGATTTATAATTTTGCTAATGAGCAATTCCTTCGCCCGATGCGACATGGCCTTTTTCAAATCCTTGCGATGCTGAAAAAAATCCAAAAGCAAATCTTCAGGGATGTAACTGGGAATATCCAACGGCGTTTCAGATTCCGCTTTTTTCTTTATAGATTTCTTTTTTAAAATATCAGTATCAGTATCAGTATCAGTATCAGTATCAGTATCAGGTTTTTTTGGGTTATTTTGGGTTTCTAAATTAACCGACTCTAACCCAGATAAACCCACTGGGTTATTTTGGGTTTCTTTGGGTTCCTCTGTTTTTACAGGACGACCTCCCTTTAAACCATTGATCTTGTTTCTTTCTTTCACGGACTCATATTTTTCCATGTCTCTATCAAGGTTCACTTTGATAAAACTGAATGCCATCTGCACGATGGGTTCCATTTCCACATCATGACCCTGATTGTATAAAAAAATGGCTTTTAAAAGTTTCCCAGCCTGTTCATCCGTTAGCAACTGGATGTGCTGTTCGTAGTCCTGATACAGGATAAAACTCTTTTTCATGGGATTGTCCTCGCATCCTCGCTAAACAAATTTGGGGCAACCCGTCCTGCGAGGGAAGAGTGGGCTTTCGGCTGGCCTGCCTAGCCCCATGTTGTTGGTATATTATACAGGCAGAAAAGTCAATAAGGATAATTAAAAAAAGGAGGTGCGATGAAAAGTCAACGACAACTTTAATCACCGCACCAAGGCACCCTTAATACTGCGAACTCTGCTGGAGAGGGCCTGCCAGTTACTCGGCAGCTAGGCAGCACAAATCGGCCATTTTAGAACACATTTCCTTGTTCCTACATAAATCCCAATAGGAAATTACAATCCTACGGTGGCAACCCGTTTCTCATGTCACTAAGAAAGGGCTTTTGGAAGGAGGCTCTTCCTAGCACAATTCATTTGTATCACACACGCATACCAAGGTCAATCATTTTTCTTGCGTAAGTTGGATAATTTAGCCCTTCTATTATCATGCAAAATCGCTTCCACAATGTACTCTTTCACCAACTGAGATCGTGTCCATCCAAGTTGTTTTGCCCTCATATCAAGAGAATCCCTAATATCAAAAGGAATCCTCACGTTCAATGGAACGCTTGCGGATTCATACTTGTTTTCCGTGTCGTCTGTCATAAAGTCCTCTTTGTTGCGTTCACTTGTAACACAAATGATATGTCATTAAAGGTGAAATAGCAAGAGGAAATTTTTGTCGATGTCAAGCGTCGATTCGTCGACGATAGGGATTATTTCGTCGACGATATTGTCGACAAATTGCGTAACTATCTGAAATTAAAACATATACGCATATATGGATGCCGTCGACGCATATATGGCCCATAAATTCCCATGATTTCCCATCTGTGCCCACATGTTCAAAAAACGCCATTTTGTATACACGTTCTGGCGATATGCGTAAAAAGTTGACATATTTGAACATGTTTAGTATGTTTATGTTTCAGGGGTTCATCAAGGATGAACAAAACCATGGTCCCTGAAACAAGGGCACATGCTGAGAATGCTCGGTATGTGCCCTACTTGATTAGTGCTTTTAGATTGTCTCAGCATGACTAAAATCTACAATAATACGATTATTACCATCTTTTTTAACGGGAAATCTTGTTGTTTTTTCTTTGCAAATTCCCAAAAATTCCAAAAAAGTCTTTGCGTTAATAGAGGTTCCCGACACATGGTGTGTCATTTTATGTAAATGCTGTTCTTTCAGAGCGTCTTCGTCGCAAAGAAACTCTATACAAAAAAGTTTATTTTCTAAATCATGATAAAGCACGGCAAACTTGTATTTATCTAAAGAAAATTCCCTTTTTATCCCTGTGTTAAGATTGATTTTTCCTGTATTGCTTACACTGCAAATGAAAGGTTTTTTTGGGGGTTTTGTAAATTTTACAAAGTTCATACAATTTCCTTTTTTAAAGATGTTTAATTTCTTTTTGAATCTCTGCCACCAAAGATTCATGCATTGTCACGCCCTCAAGGGCGGGTATGCAGCGTTTAAGAAGCTGCTTTGCCCGTTGTTGGGCAGTAAAAGGTTGCTGTTCAGGTGTCTTTCTTTTCTCAGGGTGCAGCACCCACGTCTTAAAGTTAATGCCCTCTTCCTTACCTTGTATTCCGCACTGAAGGACATGCTCATAGTATGAATCCATATCTTCAAACGTGGCATTTAGCTTTAAGCACTCTTGGACAAAGTCTATGCTGTAGTATCTGTCGCAGCATTCAAAAACATTGGTGTAATCGTTTTCGTCCCACCCAACAAAATCCACCGTCTCTAAAGATTCTTCAGGGTAATATTTCTTAAGAAACGCAATAATCGTTTTTTTACACGCATCATTATACTTTAACCACGCATCATTTTTCATAACTTATCTCTTGATTTTGTCATTGTGTTGGTGTATGGTATACATAACACAAACGAAAGTCAAGAGATTATGATTTTATCATACTACTACACAGGGATTCACAAAGATGAATTGCCGGCTTTTGAAAAGAAGGCAAAGAAACTACAGGCTGATTATAAATCGTTCGTGGTCGGCGGTATCGAAAGAACAATGCGGGTTCATTTCACGGGTGATGATTTAACCGAGTGTGAAAAAAAAGCATCTGTTTTTCGTAAGGTTTATGCAAACAAAAAGCAGATCGGTCCGTGGTCGAGAGAAGTGCGATGAAACACACACAAGAAACGCTAGATACATTATTGGAAAATGGAATTAGAGATTTTTCAGGATGCGATTTATCGGGTTTGAGTTTCAAAAAGTATTCCAAAGAAAATCTGAGCATTTTTGCAGAAATGAATTTAGATGAATCATTTTTTTGTCGAGATAACAATCTTGATTTTGAGCAATTATGTTTAGCATCCCTAAAGGGCGCTTACATGGAAGAAATGATTGTGACTTGGGGCATAACTTTTTGGTGTGAGAAAAAAAAGTATAATTATGAAGAAAAAGTTTGTTTAAAAGAAAAAATAAAATCATTCTCTATGGCTTACAAAGAAACAAATAATGGTGAGTTCTTACTAAAATCAGATATTCCCTTTATGATAAAGGGATGCTCTATGAAAAGATTTCAATACCTAAAGCCATGTTTGGATAATTTACTATGAAAAAGTACACACAAGACGAACTAGATGATGCACTAAGTGACGGAATCAAGGATTTTTCGGGATGTGATCTATCGGGCTTAAAGTTTATAGGATTAAGCCTTTGCGCGGCCAACTTTGTTGGGTCGGATATGATTTCAACAGAAATAGTGACTTGTGACTTTTCATGCTCTAATTTTGACGGTGCAGATTTAACGGGTTCCTATATCACGGAATCCAAATTTAATGGCTCAACGTTTAATGGATCCAAACTGAAAAAATGCCAGATTTTGCTTTGCGATTTTAGTCCACATATTTATCAATACGCTGCAACTGTAGACAAAGAACGAAAAGTAAAAAAAACAGTTATTCACGGGTCAAATTTTTCAGGTTCTTGTCTTTATGGTTCAGATTTTTGTCATATTGAGATAATGGGAACAGATTTTTCTCACGTCGTAACGTTTACAGATAATGCAAAAACGAATGAAACTATTGAAGCTCTTTTTGGTAAAAAATGGACCTTAGATACAATCAAAGGGGTAAAATTTTGCGGTGCTAATTTACTCGGATGCTGTTTTACAGAGGCAAGCCTTGCCAAGGCTAATTTTTATGGGTGTCAACTGGATGGTGTTTCTTTTAGACAGGCCACCCTAATTCATTGCGACTTCCAACACGCAAAACTTAAGGGATCAAATTTCCGACACGCATACATTCATGCTGGTGATTTTGATTATGCAGATTTATCGGGGGCAAACTTTCAATGGGTGCCATTAAAAAACCCTGATTTTAAAGGCGTAACCCTTATCGGAACGGAAACCAATGGGGCGCGTTTGCAAGAAATAACCTATTAAAATTATGGAGATAACCAAATGATTAAATCTACAGCAATTTTTGTTCTCATGGCTGCCCTTTCGAGTGCGGCTATGGCGCAAACGCCCTACTACAGCGTAGAATGCCTTTACGAATGGACACTTCACTGTGAACGGTTAAAAATGGAAGAAGAGCGGGCACACAGAGAAGAGATGCTACAGGAAATGAAACGGCAAAACCGAATCCTGCAACAGCAAGCAGATCAGGAAAAAAGGGCTTTTCAATGGAGAAATCTTGATTAGATTTTTGCTTTTGGGCGGCGGCCGCGTGGCTTTTTTGCTTCCAAAGAGGGTAGAATAATAATTTTATCCTCTTTATTGCCATTCTCAGCAAGGGCAACTATTTTTCTGGCATCCTCAATGCAGCCATTGATAACGGTTTCATCAAAAAAAGATGTCATTTTATCGTATCGCTTAATCAAAAGCGCATTCAGAGCGGCTGCAAAAACTGATGAAGTATCGGTCATAATCATTACTTTTCTTAATTGTAACTTACAGAATAAAACGACACCGTGTCTGGCCAAGCCAAATCCTACAAAACGACGTAGTCACGGTGCTTGCATATACTATACAAAAAAACCCCTTGACACAAGCCCTTTTGTTGTGTAGTGTATACAAACAACAACAAACAAGGAAACCCTTATGGTATCATTAACAGATTTTAACAAGCCTTTTGAATGCACAGACGTGTACGAAAGAGAAAAATACACACTGGAACACGTAGAACTTTCTGATGATGAGGATTTGATCGGAAAAGATGTTACTTTAATGGCGTATGTTTTTTATCCGAACAAACTTTTTAAAAGTCTATTTCGTATCCGCTCAAAAGAGCAAGAAGGCACAGTAAATTTAGGCGCGTTAGAGTTTCTTTTGACCCCTGATGAATATGAAGATTTTTTAGGTGGATTGCTGGATGTTTGCAGTGATTTTTCTGTTGAAGAGCCAAACAAATGGCGCACACACATCAAATACGTTTGGTCCACAGAGGAAATTGAAAAAACAGACGGACTTCTTTATGACCCAGAATACAGAACCCTGTAAACCCCTTGACAATGGTTGGTGTATGTGTCATAACAACACCAACGCTCATAAGTGGTTTTGGTTTCTTGCCACTTAAAACTTGGCGGGGTTTCTTTGTTGATGGGAGGCCCCGTTTTTTTATTGATTGAGTACCAACAAGCAAAGGAGAGTGATTATGGAAAAAGTACTCTACGGCCTATGGCATATCCAGCATGGTGATCTACTAACAGTTACAACTGAATCTAATAATAGAACCGATTGTGTGGATATTCATCACGATTTAAGTGTTGGTGATGACAATTATTGGTTAGTAAAGGATAGAACAGTTGCCGAGAAAGCTTCTGTTCATAGCGAACCTTGGTACAATGCTAACTATGATACACCTAGTAACAGATACAAGGGTGAAACAAAAGTGGTTAAAGTAGTAGTATGTGTAGATGAAGAGGAGTCATTATGACCAAACTATACCCTATAGGCACACAACTCATAACAAAGAGGCTGAGTCAGGCGTACCTTGCAGATGAAATTGGTTTTTTCATTGAAACACAGCTTTCAGATAAAGAATTTTGCCAAGATTTTATTCTTATGCATTGTGGCTTTGATATTGATACATGGCGCGTCACAGTTACCAAAAAAAACCAAAAATGGTTAAGTCCTGTACCGATGGTGGGGGATTTGGTGGATGTTTATAAAGAATATTCAGTATTTACACCTATGTATTTTTCTAAGTTTGAGTTTGAATTATCAGAAAACTTTAGTGCAGTCGTTAAACGTATTATTGAACGCACTTACCCCAACGGCCAACGCGCACCGTTGATTGAATGGGACGAAGTGATCCTGCCAAAAACTAAGGGAGAATAATTATGACGCCACAATACAGTCCGGATGATTTTGAAAGTATTGGAAACGATACTCATAATCAATTTACTTTAATAAAAAAAACTACTATTGAAGAGCCTTTGATTGTGGTTTTGTCTTTGTATATTCAGTTTTTTCTGAAACCAATTGCTGACAATAAGAAGTTGGCCCAAGAATTTGTTTCTTTTTACAATGAAAAATACAAACTTTTGGATAGGGATAAAATGCCTAAGGGGTACGAATGGCGTTACGCCTCGGTAGATTTTGATAAAAAAGAGCACACAATTATCAGGTTTAAAGTGATACTTGACTGGCACATGTTGGCCCAAAATTGGATGGTGCGTTTATGGGATGCTGAAATAATAAAATATCCCAAGATTACTAATCAAACACCAGAACCCCACCCTGCTGCTTAACCCTATCCAGCAGATCGTCAATCTCTTGCCTGATACTCTCTAGACAATGCACAGATGCGTTGATGTTGTAATCATCCACCGTGTTGGCATGGAAACGCGCAACACGGCATAAACACTCTATCGTTTTTAAATGATTGTTTTTCAGGATTATGTCCTGAACGTTTTTTAAAGGCTCTTGCTTTTTCTTTTTATACTCAAAAAGATCAATGACCTTCCTCATACTGAATCTTGCCCTCAAAGTATGCTTTTTTAATCTTCTCCGGCACGATCTCAAGTTCTCTAGCCACATCATCGAAATTTAAATCCAATACTTTACAAAGGCAACGTAAAAATGCTTCGTCCTGACTTTTTGTGCGTCGGTCTTCGATAAAAAGAATTTTGTGACCCGATCCTGAAAAACCATAGTCTTTCATCAAATCAAGAACATGGCCTCTTGACCAACCCAACGATTCCCTGCGACTTCTTAAAAGCGTTTTGTGCATAACATCCTTTTTCTTCTTGACTTAATCTTTGTCTATTTGGTATGTATATCACACATCCACAAAAAAAGAAAGTGTTTTTATGATTGCAAAATTAAAGTCTGAGTTCGTGTTTAAGAGCTTTCCCTTTGAGGTTGACGAAATTAGTGATGAAGAGGTAACCCAGTACCTTAACAAGGCTGCTAGTGAGGGATGGTCTTTATACAGCACGAATCTTGCTCTTGATTCTGACCGCGTTGTTCAGACGTTTGTTCACAAGAAGCGCAAAAAGGATCAAAAAGAAGACTCTTTGGTGGACACGTTTGGCACTCATTGATGATAAGGGATGAGAATTTTTTAGACGACGCTGAAGTGGATATTGATTTTAATGTCTTTCCCACAGCCAGCTTTGTCATCACGTTCCATCCCTTCCCAGACGAATCTGATGCCCATTTTGAATGCACCCTTGTGGATTTGATTTGGGAAGCGGTATCCCAAAGAATTGAAAACAAGGAAAACCCAAAAACAATCTCAAATTACTTGAGAATGTTGGCAAGCGAAATAGATGGAGCGTGTGATGATTCTTAAAGCCGCCTGTTTTGTCTTGATTGTCACGGTGCTGGCTTTGCTGTCTTTGATAGTGCTGGACGATCAAAAGGTGTGTTTTGACTATGGTCGCCTGAAGGATAAAATGGTGTCTATGGTTGTGGATTCTGAAACGGTGCCTGTGGAGTAATGTTTAAAAGAAAAAAAGCATTTTTTAGTCCAGAGGACCTTTTGCAACGGGCCATAATAGAGCACCTTCGGTTGGTTATGAAAAAAGGCATTGTCTACCATATTAAGAATGACGGTGAAACTGAGGCAAAACGCAAAAGAAACGCAGCTATTGGCGTTCTCTCTGGTGTTGCTGACTTGCACGTTGTATGGGCAGGGGGCCATGGGTATATTGAAGTCAAGCTACCCAAAAAAACCAGCGTTCAAAAGCCCAGCCAAATAGAATTTGAAAAAACCTGCAAGGCATTAAAAGTACCCTACGCCGTTTGTCGATCCCTTGACGATGTGACGCAGTTTGTTTTGGATAACAAAATACCCAATAGAATATCAAATAAACGTTGACTTGGTTTGTGTTGTTGTGTATTGTATACAAACAACATTATATAGCAAAAGAGTATTTATGAAACAATGTTTTACCAATGCCACAGTAGCATGGAATGAGTTAGAAATCATCCGGCGAGAAAGTTTAATCCGTGAAATACCTATTTTGCTGAACAACGTTTGGCGAGGTCTAAATCCTGCTGTAAGATTTGAGCGTGTAGAAACACCTATTCTAACGCCAGCATCTTATTTACAAAGCCATATAAATGCAAAATTTGAACTTATTGAGGCTGGAAAGCGTGGCTTTTTGAGGCCGGAAACAACAGCCGGAACGTTTGAAGCCATGAGCATGTTGTTTCCACAAAAAGAATCCATGAAAAAGCATTTGCCTTTGTGTCTTTGGCAAGTGGGTTTATCTTTTCGAGATGAAAAAAACCCAGACACCATGAGGGCCAGCAAACTAAGATTGGTTCAATTTTACCAAATAGAATTTCAGTTATTTTGCAGTCATGGAACAAAGGCTCCTTATTTAGAAACTGCCGCTAATGCTCTCACGGACTTTTATTGTGGGCATTTAGAAAATCCAGAGGATTTGCCACATTATAGCGAAAAAACGATTGATTGGGTTATAGATACTTTAGAAGTGGGCGGGTTGTCTAAGAGAACAGATTGGGAACACGGCGAAGTTTACGAGGTTGCCATAGGCATAGACAGGCTTGTCGCAAAACAATTACAGACTTTTTATTCAATCCAAGACGAAAGAAGGTTGACTTAGTATCGCACTGTGTGTATTGTTTACAAACATCAACACAAAGGAGCCTTTATGAGTATCTTGTACGAATTACAGAAAAACATTCATGCGCCAAAGGACAAAAAAAACACCTTTGGAAACTACAATTATAGGACCGCTGAGGGCATTCTTGCGGTGGCTAAGTCTGTGATGCCTGAGGGCGTAAGCATTGTGCTTAGTGACGATGTTATCGAGATTGGGGGGCATATTTTTGTGAAGGCAAAAGCAACCTTAAAATCAGGGAGTGACGTTATTGCTGAATCTTTTGGTTTTGCTGGGCATCCTTTGGATAAAAAGGGAATGGATTTTTCGCAAATCACAGGGGCTTCTTCGTCTTATGCCCGTAAGTATGCTTTGCAAGGCTTGTTTGCCCTTGACGATAGTTCCGCTGACCCTGACGTTACCAACAAGCACGAAACAGACACAAGAACGAAAACTGCCCCTGCAAAAATTTACGCGCCTTCTACGCCAGCGGCAGACCAAGGAACAGGACCAAAAGTGGCAAGTGATAAGCAAAAAGGCATGATAACTGTTCTTGGGAAAAAGCTGAATCCAGATGTAGCGGCCAAGATCAAAGCAGATTTTAAAATTATGACAAACGATCAGTGGAATTCTATGACATCATTTACGGCATCCAAACTTATTGAGGCTTTGCAAAATGCGGAAAAGTCGCCACAAGAACACGTTTTAGATGATGAAATTCCTTATTAGGGGCAAAAATGCTTTGAAATTGCAAAAAATGTCTATAAGGTGATGTAAAACCTGCCAAAGGAGAGAATGGACGATGTTTTGTTTTTCATTCTTCCCAAAGTTTAAAACCCTGAAAAAAAAGGAAAATGAAATGTCCGAAGTCGATCAAACCTTAGCTGCCGTGGAGAATTTTTTTAAAAAAGCATCTATTGATGCCGCTGATCTTGCTTTTCGCGTTGTAAAAAGCCCTGAGATTGTGGACAGAATTACACTTGAGGAAGTGGGACACATTATGAACTCTGCTCTTAATGACCTTGGAAACTTCCGCAACAACATCAAAGCTACGGTTGGTGCTATCCGCCAACGGGGAAACTAAAGGCCCCTGTTGTGGATGACAGCAGCAATACAAATACCAAATTGCTTATAACGCTTATTGGTATTGTCATCGCCACCATTGCGGGGGCTGGAACCTATTTTCTGAAAACGCAAGCGGACATGGATAAAAACCTTGCCGTAATGGTGGCGATTATGAAAAAAGAAGATGAGCAATCCGATTTTGCCAAACTCGAAGAGCGCGTTACCAATATCGAAAACGCCATACCCACCCTTATCGCTAACCAAGGGGCTAAATGATGACTGAATGGCAACCGATTGATGCTGCACCTAGGGATGGAACGGACCTACTTTGTTTTGATAAATATTGTGTTGTGATGCATTGGCATGAACGTTGCAAAATGTGGTTTACCGATGATGGTAACACTGGAGAACCTACCCACTGGATGCCGTTACCAGAATCACCAAAAACAGAGGAATAAATGATGCTTTCTCTTTCTCAAGATGGAATTGACCTGATCCATGCTTTTGAAGGGTGCGTGTTAAAGATTTACAAGGATTCTGCTGGCATTGACACCATTGGGTGGGGCCACAGAGTATGGCCAGAGGAAATACCTCAATTCCAAAACGGAATCACCCAAGAACAAGCGGATGCTTTGTTTTTAAAAGATGCGGCAAAGAAAGAAAACTCTGTTTGGGATTTGATTTTTTATCCCATAAACCAAGGGCAATTTGATGCGCTTGTGTCCTTTACGTTTAACCTTGGACGCAAGAACCTTGAACAATCCACCCTTCGTCGCATGGTGAACGAAGGCAGAATACAAGAAGCATCCGCAGAATTTAAACGATGGATTTATATCAAGGGTCAACCCTCTAACGGCCTTCGCAGACGAAGACAGGCGGAATCTTTGATGTTTTTAGGCAATGAAAAATGGAAAGAGTTACTATGAAAAGCCTAGTAGATGAGACCGTTTATCAAAATGTGTTTGAAAACCTTAAAGGCGAAACAAACGCGCACTGGTTATGCGTAGCATTGAATGACAAACTGAATGAGACGCATGATTTTTTGCTTGAGATTGCTCGTACTATGCAGAGAAACGTAGATGACGTGGATCAGGAAAAAAGGGAAAGTCTCGAAGAGATTATAGATTTTGCGAATGGTTTGGCTGAACATATCCGTATTGAACAATACAGACATATTGATAAAATGAGAGAGTTTTCAGGGTTAAGGGAATACGGGAAAGGCATGAAACTATGAGTACATGGAAGGACGTAGGCGCATGGCTAAGCAGAAACGGCACGGAAGGCGCAAACCTTGTCGGTTCACTTTTAACTGGAAACCTTGGAAATGCTGTAGAGGCTGGCGTAAAGCTGGTTTCAGGGGCAACACACTATGCAACGCCTGATTTGGCACTATCTGTCCTGCAAAACGATTCACAGGCTCTAGAACGGCTTAAAAAGATGGCTAACGACAATGAAGCCTCTATTCGCTCTCACCTGCTGGAAATGGAACGCATCCAGCTACAGGATGCCCAGCTTGAGCAAAAGGAAACGCAAGACACGATTAGGGCAGGGGACAAAGCAGATGATATTTTTGTGCGCTCTACCCGCCCTGGAATGGCGTGGCTAGGACTATTAGGAAGCATCGCTTATGTTATTCTTATGCCCAGCCCCAACGAAAAAGTATTTGATGGGCTTATGATGCTGCCCTACATTTACATGGGGCTGAGAACGTTTGATAAGTTTTCATCATTAAGAGCAAAAGCATGAAATACAAAAGAAAACCCGTTGAAATTGATGCCATGCAATATGATGGGACACGCGATTCCTACTATGCCATGAAGGAACATTGGGGCATAGATTTCTTTAGAATGAGTTACCATTATGATGATCGGTGTAGAATTCATATTGAAACTCAAGAGGAACCGATGCTTGCGTCTAAAGATGATTTTATTATTAAGGACACGGAAGGTAACTTTTCCGCGTGCAAACCGAGCATTTTTCACAAAAAATATGAACTTGTATAAAAGCGGGTCTGGTTCAGTCTAGCCTTAGAAAGCCAACGACCCGCACTGTTTTTATACAGCAAAAGCGATTGACTAGCAACCCTTCCCGCCGCCTTTACCTTTTTTCTTTTTCATAAAAACTCCTTTAATTCCAGTCTACGGTTGGGGCATTTCTATCCCCTGTGGGAGACGTTGATGCCTGTGCAAATACGGTTGTACCATCCAGTTTATAAATTGTCACGTCACCCGTTGTTTCGTTAATATCAACTCTAGCAAGCTGCGTTCTTGTTACGCCTCTAAGCATTTGTCCCGCAGAAACAGAACCTTCTAAAATATAATTCCACACCTCTTGAGCAATCTCTTGGGCTGTGGGACAAGCTGTTGATGCACCAGAATACGTTAATGTGGCATTATTACCAGAATAAGACAACGTTCCCGTATCTGCTACTAACGTGTATGACCCTATTGTTGCATACGTTAAATTCGCATTATTCCCTAAATAACTGTATGTGGCCCCATCAGCCTCAATTCTTTTATTGTATAATAAATTAGAAGCATTGCCGGAGTATGTATAAATCCCGCCATCAGCCGTAATGGTTCTAGGATAAATCAGGTTTGCGTTGTTTCCTAAATACGAAAACGTCCCCGTATTTGCGGATAATGTATATGAACCTGCGGTAGCATAGACAAGGTTAGCATTGTTCCCTGAGTAAGTATAAGCCCCTCCATCAGCCAAAATAACCCGAGAAGAAACAAAATTGGAATTATTGCCAGAATAAGAAAATACCCCTCCATCTAAAAGAATCGTCCTATTAAACAAAAGATTGGCGTTGTTTCCTGAATACGAAAACGCGCCAACGTCCGCGAAAATTGTTTTATTAAACAATAAATTAGAGTTATTCCCACTGTAAGCGTATGTGCCGCCGTCCGCAGACAACACATACGATCCAACTGTTGTATACGTTAAATTAGCATTATTTCCTAAATAAGTGTATGTTCCACCATCCGCAACTAACGTATATGCGCCGCTTGCTGTTCCTGTGATTCTAGGGACCCGAACCCGCAACATAATCAGTCACCAATCAGGGGCGGACGCCCTGCATGGGGATGCCGAGGAACCGGAACCGCCAGACGGGGCCACAACGACCACTTCCACGCCAGATAGCCCTCGACTTTGGCGCGTTGGGCCGGGCTTAGGGCAGGCGCGAAATGCAACAGTTCGCCAAGTTCCATCCCGAGGTAGCGGTTGTTGTAAGATACGCCCATGCGATATGTACCCCCCCCGCCTTGGGGGGCTGTGGGGTTCCCGGTCGTTACTGCGGCACTCATGTTCGTCGCCACGGTATGGGACGACGTGGACGCATACTCGGCAAAAATGATCCCCGCTTCGGGCACTGTCGATGATGTCAAATCCGCCCAGATGGTGCGGTCAAGAGTGTTGTAAAGGTAGAAGCCACCTTGCAACCGCCCGGCGGAGACGCGCGACACCATTCCGACCCAACCAGCGCTTTCGGCCCATACCGCAGGAGCGCCGTCGCCATTGCCTACCCAACCATTCGCGTTTGTCACCCGCACCACGGCAATCGAAGAATACCCTGTGGTCGGGGCATAATTGCTGATCGCTGCGCCGGTCATCAGGTGGCTGGTGCCATTGAAAACCACAACCGGCAGGGGTGTCCAAGACACCGCAGGCGCATTGACCGCAGCCAGCCCTGGATTGCCGGTTGCGGTCAGGTTCAAGGCCGACCTTCTGAGTTTGTCGCGCCATGCCGTGATGCCGCTGGCACCAAGCGTCAGCGTCGAAAGATCAGATGCGTCGTACCACGCAAGAGGGCGCAATTCTTCCGGCGACCACAACCGATTCTGCAATTGGGCTTCATTATAAAGATTTAAGCCCCGAGGCATTACACGATGTCTTCATTAAACGGTGTGACGTAAATTTCATTGCCACTAGCGGCCAAAGAAACCCCAGAATTGTTAACCAAAGAAAACCGCAACGAAAACGGGTAAAGCCTTACCATCGAAATAATGTTGACCTTTGCGCTTGCGCCAGATGTTAAAGCTACTACGTAAAAGTCACCGCCAATTTTATCGGATACATCCGTTCCATCAGATTGCGTAATCCGCAAGCCAATTGATCCCCCAGCAGACGGCGTGATACTACCTAATTTCAAAGTCACAGCGGCATAAAGGTCTTTGTTTGTAGCGTTATCGTATGTAACGGTTGCGCTTTCCGATCCGTTGGCCAGAGAGTTAAAGGCCGTGCTGGCAAAGTTTGAAGACCGTGTACTTGGCGTAGTCCATTTAGCAACACTCATGCGACGGCTCCTCTCGCTAACCCTACGTCACGAGATGTGACAGGTGGTAAATTATTGGCTTCTGCCCATGACGGGCGGCGGTTGGTTAAAGCAATTAAGGCATTGTATGTGGCTTGCGTAATAACGCCTGCCCCTAAAAGGCCAGTTAAAACGGTGTTAGTTTGCGTGTAAATACCAGACAGAGACGTGCGGATTGTACTTGTCTCTTTGAAAGTGTCACGCACAACAATACACGCACCCCTCAAACTTTCAGGGGCCGACGTATTATCAGCCGTTAAAACAATGGCCGCCCATTCACCACTGGAAAGTAAAACCTCTTTTATATCAGAAGTGGCAACATCCTGCTTAACATAAGCCAAAGTCGCATCTGGCGCATTCAAAGCCTCCGCAACCTGCGACTCCGTTAGATTGTCAAACTGTGATTCCACAACCTTGTCAATAAGGACTTGGGATACCATGATGTTACCTCTAAGAAAGCGTGATTGCTGCGCCTGTAAAGTCTACCGTAAATGTCTCAGCATTTGCCATCGTAATGCTTGACCCATAGTCCCACCAACCCACCAAAGGATCAGCAGGCGATGTGGGCGTGTCATCATATAAAACCACATAGCGAAATGGGCCAACACTACCAGAGGCCGTCAAAACCAAATCCGCTAACACCAGCGTATACGTTCCCGATGTTTGAGACGAACTTGTGGTAGTCACGTTTCGACTCGAAAGGTTTGTGTAACTGATTTGCGTAATGTCCGTTAAAACACTGTTGGACGCTGTGGGGGTTGTGTTGGTCAAAGCAATGACAAACTGATCCGTCCCAAGATTGATAGGTTCCGTTAGAACCTCTGCAAAAGAATTGAATTTATTAAACGTAGCCATGTTACCCTCTGTTTTTAATTATTGTTTACGAAAAGCACGTCTTACTCTTGGTATAACACCAAAAACAAGAAATACAAGAAAAGAACCTATGGTTAGATTCAAAAGATCCATGTTTTTTATAAAAAAAACAATAGAAAAAATAGCACCAACACCCTGAAATATCCAGTCAATCAAAGAATCTTTGAAAGAGGAATTTTTAAACATATCAATGCTTTCTTTGATTCCAGCAAAAACCAAAGCAGGAAGAATTGCAAAATGAACAGGCAATACTTGTATGGCAATGGCGGTAATAATCACACCGATGGTAAAATGCCCCGTTTGATTTGTCGCCCACCCGTACCAATCACGTTTTTGATCGTCTGGTGTTTTCAGGCTTTTCAGGATAACTGATAAAAATGTCATACTTGCGCCGCCTGTATAAACATGCCATCAATTTGTTCACTTGTCAGAGAAAGCAAAGACCCGAATGCCGAAACAAGAGGATCGTTTCTTTCCACAATGGTCAAATTTGCCCAGCGTATCTTAATGGCCGCATTCTGAGCCGCCGTGCCACTAAGCAAAGCACTAAACGCCGTTGGGAATATCGTTCTATCCGTGGCCTCTGCTTCCGTTATAAAGCCCATAGCCTGCAAAACAATCAGCATCTGCGTGGCTGTGATGGTGGGAATGGCTGCGGGTGGGGCCACGTAGGGACCAATGATGACATTATTCGCAATCAATTTTTGGTATTCCGCGATGGTTTCATCAACAGGAATGGACGAACCTTGGCCATCTGTGATACGGGTGTTTTGTGGGTTGGCGTAAGTGTACGTCATAATTAAAGTTCCGATGATGCTAGAAAATCAAAATCAACAACAAAACTTCCTGATGTTGTCGTTGTAACGCGAGCCCCAAAAAAAGTAGAATCTACTTGTTCAACAACCAGTGAATTTGCACCTGCTCCTCCATAAGTGATGTTTGACACAATCACAGCGGGTGACGCAGTCCTTTTGCGTCTTCGAAAAGGACGATAAGCAGCCCTATAGTTTCCTGCGCTACCTGCATAGCCATAACCATAAACCCTTCCAGTTTCAAGATACCATTCACACAAACCAATTTCTGTAGGTATTGGTCGGTATTCAGGACGTGGCGGCGCATTATTTAACCCCAAAGGCGCATCTGGCGTGACACGAATGTCCGCCGCTGAAATGTAAACGTTTTTCCCAGCACCATTAAGTTGGGAGCCAAAATTAAGATCAAAGCCATACCCACGGCTCCCGAGACTGTTTGTAACAAACGTATAAGCAACGGTCGCCGTTGCACCAGAGGCAATGGTTTGCAACGATGTAACACCAAGATCAGAAACGACTGATGTATAATTATCCGTTGCCGTTGGGTAATAAGTGGCTATTGTGGGCGTTATAGATGCCCCTGTTTGGTTTGAAATCACAAACTGAACCGTTACCCGTCTCCCAGAAATCTGCCCCGCCATATTGCTTTCAATACGTTGGTACATTCCGCATGCAGTCAATCCCGATGACCCCAAAAGGCCAAGTGAGGTTGTACTATACGTAGAACCACTTAAAACGGACCCAGCTTGCTGCCAAGACACGCTTCCCCCAGAAGCCGTTACAGCCCAACCGTCTAAAGTATAAGCTCCTGTGCCCGCTGTAATGGTTCCTGACGTTCCTCTTTGCGCAACCTCCATAAATGGATTGCGAAACATGTTTTGCATTCCGCTGGGAAGATTCAAAAGGTAAGCAAACGTTTCAAAAGAAACATCCGTGGGCGTTGCACTGGAAATCAATGCGTTTGCCTTTACCGTAGTCGCTGGCATCAAAGCCAAGTTTGAATTTTGAATGTTTGATTGAACCACACCAAACGACTGAATGTTGTCCGTACTTCTCACCAGAACGTCACCAGACGTTTTTAGGTCAAACCGATACGTTGTCCCATACAAAAACACCGTGGCACGTCCAGCAGCGTCTAAAACGACTGGGTTGGCATTTGCTGTTGAACCCGCCGCATCCGTGTAGGTTGCTTTTGGTGTTGTGCCACCTGCATCATAGGTGTAAAGCCGACCACCCGATAAAGGATTGCCATTATCGTCAAAGAATTGAACAAAATGCTGAGTGTATAAGACGGCCATTTATTTTTCATCCATAGAAATGTTATTTTTTGGTTTTTAACGTTTCTTGTTGCAATAGAGATTCCATTGTTTTTACAGCGTTTTCTCTATTTACACCTTGCAATTTATTGATACCTTTTGATGCAAGGTTTATAGCGGTCTGTGCAAGATTTCCTCTTGCAAGGTTTGCTCCTATTTGCACAGTCTGGCCCACTTGCTCCATTTGACCTTTTAATGATGTATCTGCGGAAGATCCAAACATTTTTTCTAATTCATTAGCAAAAATAATTTGATTGGTTACATCAGCGTTAGACTTGTACCCATACGATTTTGCTGTTTTGTTTATTAAATCTAAAGCATCTATAGCATTAACGCGACCTGTTTGATTACTCAATGTTTTTCTGGTAAATGTTCCCAAAGCCTTGTCTGCATTAGGTGAATTAAAATCAATATTAGATCCAACAGATTTTTGTAAATTTGTTAAAGCCTCTATTGTTTCAGAATATTGAGTATTCATTTTTTGGTAATTTTTAGAAGATTTTCCAAGTGCTTCATTTAAGTTTCTTCTAAGATTTTTTACAATCATCTCGGATCTTGCCGATAAAGGATTTGAAACGTTTTTTCCATAAGAGATTTGCGTATCAAGAAATCGTTTTGCGCGATGAACACCAAGACCATCTGGAACGTTTACATCATAAAGCCTTTCTAAAACACCGTTTAAAAGACTTTGAGATTGTTTATCACCTTGAATTTCAGAATTTCTTAAATTTGCCTCAAGAATTCCTGATTTATTTGTTTTCAAAGAAACACCAATATCGTCTAATTCTTTCAAAAAAGAATCCATTGCAGGCTTAACATCAACAGTTTTTCCTTTTAATTCTTTTTTAGCAATGTCATCTATAGATATTCCGGCTTCATTTTTTAATTTTGACAAATAATTAATTTGGTTTTCTACGGTTTGCCCAATAGTATCAGAAGGCCTATTAAAGGATCTATATTTTACGTTTTTTTCACCTGTTTTAAAAACATCAAGCATTTGTTTCATTGCTATTTTGTCTTCAAGAGACGATGCTTTAATGGCAGAAACAGCACTATCTTGCCATCCTTGATTGATGGCATTGATTGCTTGATTATCCACAACAGGCTTACCATTGTATAATTTATATCGCGCTGCATCCGCAGATAATGGATCCTCTGTTAACACTTGTGCAATATCTTTTTGTTTAGACGGAGAAGCCCCTAATTTTGCCCCTCTGTAAATCTCTTTTATTGTTTTTGGTGGAACAACAGGAGAAGCGCTTGGTGTTACAGCCTCACCAATAGCCCTAACGCCACTTTTTAATAAACTTCTTGCGTTTGGAAGCAAACCGGCACCAAAGCCCGCTATGGTTTGCTGTAAAGGACTTGCTCCTTCTTCTGCGGCAAATTGAGAGGCACCACCAGCAGCACCACCACTAAAATACTGTGCTAAAGGCGATTCAGACAACACTTGCCCCACCCTTTGAGAAAGGGGATTGGCTGAGCCCGCAAGTGTTTTTCCAAGTCCTATAAATGCTTTTTGACCACTAGCACCACCAGATGCCGCTTGAACAACGCGCTCGGTTTCTGTTTTGGGTTGTGGCGTTCCCGCACGAGTAAGTAAATTCTGAAATGAATCAGATGGACTGGGATAATTTGTTCCTAAAGCATAATTTGCAACAGGCGTTAGAACATCCGCCGCAAGTAACGCTGTGGGTGCAGCGGCAGCTCCTAAGGGACCCGCAGTAACAGCACCCAAGGTAGCCGCAGCCGCATAAGGAGCAGCACCACGACCAGCAGCCGCTAACAAACCAGATGCCGTCGTTCTGGGTTCTTTTGCAAGTTGCTGCTGTTGTGGGGCTTGCTGTTGCGTGGGTTTATAATTATTTTGAAAATACGATAATGCCTGCTCTTGAGTTGTTCCATCAGGAGCAGTTACTTCAAACTTTTTACCATCAGGAGCAGTTATTTCATATTTAGGCATTATTTTATTTCCCGAATAGAAAATCCACCACCAGCAGCAGGCATCATAGGCTGTGCAGCATTTTGCGTGGGTTGCTGTGCATTTGCACCCGCTTCCTCGGGGTACAAAGCATAAAACTTTTTTTGTGCGATAGGCTCTATGTATTCTTTTAACGCAATCTCCCCTTGAGCGTTCCAACTGCCATTTTGCTGCTGCCAATTCGATACAAACCTTTGTTTTTCTAATTGTATTTCTTTTAAAGCCTTGGATGCTTCAAATGTTTTTTGCATTGTTTCTTTTCTGTAAGAACGACTAGGCAAAGTCCTTGCAAAAATTTCACGTTCAAAATTTGAAATGGCTCCTTGCCCTTTATAAGGATTATTGGCTGTTTGCAATGTAGCAGATGCCGTATCAAATTGCTGTGCTTCTGGAGAAATTGCGGGTAATCTTCCACCAACAACACCTGATTCTGCATATCCTAATCTTGCATATTGATTATTTAAATTTTCTATGTCTTGCGCTCTTCCAATCGCCGCTTGTGGTCCTGTCAATGTGTAATTTGTAAATGCATCAGCATATTCTTTGGCAATTACTTTATCTTGTGCACTTTGCACAGACAAAGCTGATCTGTAAGCCAAATCACTATTTTTTTGATTGTAACCCCTTTTTCCCATAAACTCATATTCCCCATTACCTAAATACTTAGGGGGAACAACTCTTGTTGTTTGCGTTGTATTTATGCCGCCATTTTGAGGTGACGGCAATGGCGCACCTGTTGGCATTGTAGGCGCGGGCACGGGAAGATTCTCTTCTCCATCAGTGGGCACAATAGGACCTTGCTGCATAGAAGGTTGCCGACGAGATGGTGCAGCAGGTTGCCGTTGAGGTGCTGGCATCGTCATGGGTTGATTTATGTTACCCACATCACCCATACCGTCCATCATCCCCATGTTTTCAAACTGAATTTGAGAATTTGGGGCTTTTGCTCTCAGATATAAGGCCTGTTCCCGAGGAGACAGCTTGCTGAGGAAATTGTATTCCTGAATAGCAGATGGCGTGTTTCCATTATAACCCTGTTCATAATTTTGCAAATCTTGCTGAAGTTTTTGCTGCGCTTGCGCTAAATCCAATTCATTCTTTTGTTGGTTATATTGACGCTTAATGGCTTCATCCTGCATCAGTTGCCGTCTTGCGGCATTTTGCTGCATTCTTTCTGAAAAACTAACGTAAGGACGATTGCTGTATTGTTCTAAACTTGTCATAGCTTACCCGATAACCTTCCAGTTACTTCCACCCATGCCTTTACTCAAACGCATGTTCTGAGCAGAGTTTTGCCTGCCAAATCCAGTCATGGGCCTTCTTGCACCAGTCCTTAATGGCATATCTGCTGATTTTGCAAAACTTGCTCTTTCTGGTAAAAAAGCGCCACCACCCATATTATACAAAGAATTTTGTGGTTGCTGAACTTGAGCAGGTTCATTTCCAAAATTTGTTAAATAATCCCCTATGCCACTCAAAACAGGGGCAGCGTTATCTAGCAATCCAGCACTTAAATCATTGCGCCCCTGACCTCTGCGAACACGATAATCTGCTCGATTTTTTCCCATGCCTAGCATTAACTCGCCCATACCAGTACCAGCCGTTTGACCTTGTCCTGCTAAATTTTGCAAGGCCGCGTTTTCAATGTTAAATTTATTTAAATTCCGATTGTAAACATTATTAAATTGACCCTCTGCCATGCCTTGGCCATACTGCGTAGCTTCTTTTAATGCACGGCCACTGCCAAGCAAACCAGATGCTGCTGCTTGCGTATTCAAACCGCGTTGACCTTGTTCTACTGCAAATTGATACCCTGGATCGTTATACAAATCTGCTTGATTGAAATTAAAGCCTCCCATAAGGCGATCAGAGAGCCTCTGGTTGGCTTGCGTGCCCGTTTGGTAGTATGGGTTCAAAAGCTGAGAGGCTTGCTCTCCAGCCTTTAATTGCGCCTCTAAAATGCCTTTATCAACTTTTTCTTGTCCGTAAAAATTATACAAACCACCAGCCATACCGCCTAAGCCAGATGCAAAATCATTGCCGCCACCACCACCACCGCCGCCGCCGCCGCCAAACAAAGAACCAGCCAATGCACCACCAGCAGGACCACCAAAATACATGCCAGCAGCACCCGCGGCAATGGGAGCCACTTTTTTGACAACCTTGCCTATTTTTTTAGCTATTTTTTTAAAAGGCATTGTATGTTCTCTCTATCATGTGGCTTCTAAAACACCGCTTAGCGTTATCGTTTGCGTTTCGTTTGTCCAGTGCGGCAAGATCAAACGATCCGGACTGCTTTGCGATATTCCCGTTCCAATGCTCCGATCACTAATCGCCACATTAAAGCCACTCGATGCCAAAATCCTTAATGGAAACGTAGCGTAACTTGAATGACCTGACGTTGTTGTGTGCGTGACAGGAACAATCACAATATGAAAATAGCACAAATACTGAGAAATTCTATAGAATTTTGCTGTGACCGTCATGGGATGGCTAAAGTTTGTCCAAACAGGGGTCCATGGTGTGCCTGAGTCACCCCTCCAGTCTTTGTTAAAATAGTCCCGCCATGGTAACGAGGCATGGCCTGAGCCATCCACAAGCATTTCACGAATCGGAGGCTGAGGAACAACACCACTCATGCGTTAAGATACCCCCCAATCAAACACCGCTTAACAGGGTCCGCAATTCTCACGCGAAACGTAAATGTGGATGCTGTTCCCAGCCGTCTAAATATCACACGTTTTTTGTATTCACCGACTTTTCCCATAAAGCCTTCCAAAGGACCAAACCACGTGCGGCCATCGTCTTTGCTGACATACAAAAGCATTCTTGGATTCAATCCTTGGCCCGTTTGCGTGCCTACACCCGCCTCAAAGGCAATTTCTAAACTATCCGACGAAAAGGGTTTGTTTTCTTCGTTAAGATGCCCAAAAACACGCTCCCCAATCAATTCAAACGTGTCATCCATGGTATAATTTAAAGACATTTCATAGATTTTTCCGTAGTCTTTGTGCGCCACAAGCGTTTTGTTGAATCCAGTAATTCCAAAAACCCCTAAATGCTGCTCAAACAAGCCCGTTACAGGGCTAGAATACGCTCTTTCATGCCACTGATCCGTTGTAAGGTCATAAACAAGGCTTGTCTCTAAATCACCGCCTGTAAGCACATAAAACGTGTGTCCGTCTTCTTGATACATATACGCAGACATAAGGCTTGGATTCATCACCTTGTGAATCTGACGCTCTATAAAGGGGTTACTAATCCTTTTGGGAGAAAGATTGTTCATTTGGTAAACAATGCCATCACCTTGCGCATTCCGAGAGACAAAAATCACCCCAAAAGCACTTGAAACAGCCGTTTCTGGGGCAAAAATACCAATATCAATTTTACCACCAGATGCCCTTTGGAAAGGAAACAAAGGATCGCCCGTGTTAGACCAAACTTCCGTTGTTCTTTCCCCTAAGAGCCACAATTCCCCATTAACGGCAATCACTTTTAAAATCTTGTCTGGTGACGATTCCGCCGATGCAAAATCTAAAGCAGACCACACCGTTCCGTCATTAACCGAACTAACAAAAAACTGAGTCGTGCCAGAAGAATTGACAATAAAATAGCTATCCAAAAACGTGACATTGTTCGCAACAGGAAAATCTAAATCTGAAATTTGAACAAACGTATTGCTAGAATACGTAAAGATGTAACCCTTTATCCCATCCACAAGCATCAACTGCGTGGGATTTTCAGCAAACGACACCAAACCCAAAGACGATGCCAACGTTCCCAAAACCGTGGCAACACCCAAAGAAGAAATTTCATACAAAACAGACCCAGCAACATAAAAAACCCTACCATTGTATGAAGCAAACAATCCCCTGCTTTTGCTTAATCCCGTATCGCAAAAGACAGAAAGCCCAGGAGTGCCATACAAAGCTGAAATTTCTTTGCCAGATTGATTCAATTCAGGATAAAAATTGATTGTTCTTTGGGCGTCGAAAGACAAACTTCTTTCAGAATATGACGGACCAACAAGACCCGTTTTCATCGAAACCACCCAGCGTAAATATTATCCGTTTGTCTAAAATCCTCATCATCGCCAAACACAAACTTGCGATTCCGATTGATTGCCCGACGAATCCCCATTTTGGCATCATCCGCAATCTTCACAATAGCAGGGTCAACCGCTTGCTGGTACTCAGGAAACAACATCACAGCCAAATTATACGCAATGGCCAACTCCCAGCCCTCAGGGAACAAAATCACCGTGTCTAAAGACGCAATGGACGTTAAAGCCTTCTCAGAAAGAATAAACAACTGATAATTCTGATCGGGAACAGGGTAAAACTTAATCACAGAAGAAGGATAATCATTGTTAAAATTATAACAATATGGAACACCAACGATTGATTTCATTGATATTTCGTTAGAATAATCACGATCGCTGATTTCTTTGACGGTGTAGTCCACTGATCCAGTTCTTACATACATTGTCTGTATGGCAATAGGCTTAACCGTATTGAACGTTTGTCCTGTGCCAATCGTGTAGGACGAAACATTGCTAACAAGAGAGAAACTTTCTAAAGTTTGAGCAAAAACGTTTAAGTTATCTGTACTCCAGCTGGACAGCATCATATTTAAAATCATTAAGGCATCGGCTGCCTCAGAAGCACTAGGATTCTCACCAGGGGCAAGAACCCTACATGCCTTTAACGCCCTTGTGATAAGGTCACGCGCCGTTGCCATACATTATCCTGTGGTTACACGACCAGCCAAATTTTCAGGACGAACCACAAAAAACGTGTAATCTGCAGCAGGAGCATCAAGCGCACCCGCTGTGGTATTTCCAAAACGAATAACCACAGTGTCTACCCCAGTTGCACGTGCACCTGTGATACCCAAACCAGCGTTTAGCGTAGAAGGAGGCACCACAAACACAATGTCCCCAAGCAAAATACCGGGGACCGTAAATGATTGTTCTGCTGTTGTGGCGGCAGCCACAGATGCTGGGTTAATGTTTACACTAACCGCACACATGGCAAAAATATTGCCTCCGATAATTCCTGAACTCATAAAAACCTCTCAAATGATAGGGAAGGGGGGCCGTCGCCAACCCCCCAGATAAACTACGCCGTAACCCGCACAGCCCACTCAGGACGAACAGGAACAAAACCACCCAAGAAATCCAATCGAAGAATGTATTGATCGGTTTTAATGTCGTGATCCGCCAAGACACGAATGGTCAAGCCATCCACAGTCTCTTGCGCCGCCTTGTCCAGACCACCTGGCAAAATCAAGGGCACAGACGCAAAACGAAACGCATCTTTACAATACGTCAAAGAGTTTTGGAAAGGCGTGGCCGCTGTTGTTTTCCCAGTTAAAAACACCACAGCCGCACCAGAACTTGGCAAAGCAGAAACGTTCTGCAATCCAACACCGGTAGAACTGTAAATGGTTGGGGAAACAGAAAGCGTGGCCGCACCAGAAGACGCCGTTGCCGTTGTCGTTACAACAAAAGGCTGCAAAAACGGCAAGGTTGCTTTGGTAATAGGGTGAACCGCAAACGCACCTGCCACCGTAAACACAGTACCAGCAGTGATTGTCCCAGAGCCCGTTAAACCCGTCACAGCAATGGTTGAAGCACCGTTGGTCATGTTTGCCGTTGTGGTTACAGAGCCATCCGTTTGCGTTCCCGTACCCGTTGTGTGGGTATACATCAGGTTGTTACTCAAGTAAGTAAAACCATCTGCCTGACCCATCACACCACGTTTGTACTGCTTAGAGATTTCCTCAGAAGACTGAAACAAACCTTTTCTCGCATCTACAGCAGAGGTTTTAGCACTAGGAGACAACAAAGCAATCCACTCGTTTTCACTACCTGTTGCCAACAACTCAGACATACGCTGGTTAGCTTGCATCATGGTCAAGGTGTTAAAGACGGTTGAACCAGCAGTACCAATAACGTTAGCCGTAGATTGACACGCCAACTGAATAAACGTTGATTCAATGCGCTGAGCCATTTGAGACACCAAAGGCTTTAAAACACGCATGGCAAACGAATCGAACGCCATATCTGTTGCAAACTCATTCGATGTCAAAGATACAGCCGCCGTAAACGACTGATTTAACGTCATTGCAACCTTTTCTTCCGTAATGTCCTGAATTGCACTGGTAATGTCCCTGTTTGTTCCTGTCGTAAACCGTGCAGGCTTATTGATAAAAATCGTATCACCAGTTTTGTAACCACCAGCCTGCGGGGCAAAATCTACCGAATCTTCCCGCGCAATGGTTTTTACAAACTGCATATCATCAGCAAACATGGTCGCTGCCACTTTGGCAATCCGACCAGGAGCCGATTTATTTGTGTTAATTGTATTAGGCATCAGTTTTTCCTTTATCTAAGGTTATATTTTTTCCTGATCTCATCAGGGGTCATGTCAGCAACGTCTTTTTTAAAAGTTCCCGTGCCTTTTACAGCCTGAATAGGCTTTGGTGCAGCAGAAACTTTTCTTGAATTCTTAATAAATTCTTGGCCTCGCACCTCAGCTTTAGCAAGAAATTTCAAGGCCTCTCGCCCGTCCATGTCCTCTAAATCCTCAATGCGACCTTCCTTCATCAAAGTGTAAAGAGCCAAAGCCCCATCCTCTGATTCCAAAATGGCCTTTTGAACATCCGCAGATAGATTAGGCAAAACGTCTTTTTCAATACGATCACCAATAACCTCAAAATCAGAAATCCTCTCAGAATGCTTGTCAACACTCGCACCAAAGTCTTTAATTCTCTGGCTAAAGTATTCTTGCTCTTTCCGAGAAACCTCAGATTGTTTTTCTTGCGATGTTCTTTTCTCTAAAGCCGTTTTCACATTATGTTCAACCTTAGCCTCAAGATACTGATCCCAAGTCTCATAATCATCAGGATTAGGAGCAGAGTCAGATTTTGAAACCTCAGGTTCTTTTACCTGTGAAACCTGTTCTTTAGAGGGCACCTGCTGCAACTGAGCTTTAAGCTGCTCGTTTTCCGCACGCAGTTTTTCGATCTTCTTTTCACGCCTCGAAATAGCGTTTACAGCCTTTTTAGGAAAGGGCGTATCATCTTCAGGCTCGGCAATTTCTTCCTGAACCTCGGGACTCTCAACCTTACTTTCTTCAATCTGGCCTTCATCTGTTGTAACATCAGAGGAAACTTCCTCTTCATTTACAACGACATTTTCTTCATTCATACAGCACCTTTTTTAAAATTTCAATACACTTTTACATAACGGTCAGGGATTCCATCAATCCGTTGGCATCTCTGTTGATCGTGATGTTCTTTTTGCTCTGCATCAAATTGGTTATTCCCTGAATTGCGGCACTGTTACCTTGCAAAAGAGCAAGCTCTAAATCCCTTGATCCATTATCACCTTCATCCTCTTTTTCCATCTCACCAGAATTATCTTCTTGGTTTTGGGCATTAAAGTTATTTGTCATAATCTCAAGTTCTTTTAATTCTTTCTGCATCCGCAATTCTTCCAAACGGATCATCAATTCCTGTTCTTTAATCTCAAGTTCTTTAAACTTTATCTCAAGTTCTTG